GGCGGGCTGCCCGCCTAACACCAGGTCCTCGGCCCGAATCAGAAAGTCCCGGCTCTCGACCTTCTCGACGCCGAACTCCCGCTCCACCTCGAAGGTCGTCTGGCCCACCGTGGCCTTCACCTCCACTGACTCGCCCCCCCGGCAGTACGTCACCGGGTGCGACAGGTGCTCGTGCCGGCGGGCCTCCAGCCAGTCCGAGCCGCTTTGGAGCAGGTCAGTCATGGCGGTACCTTCATCCTGCGTAGCCTTCGCGGAGCAGGATCACTGCTCCAGGCGAACGCGGACGGTGGTGTCGTCGTCGCCGGCCGCTTTGACCGTCTTGCCCAGGTAGGTATTGCCGGATGCGGTTTCGGTGGCCTGCTCGTTGGTCGCGTCCCAGTAGACCTTCTTGCCGGCGGCGATGCCCGAACCGGCGCCGGTGGCCTTGGGGAAGTCGAAGACGCCCTTGACCGCCAACGCCCCGAGCGTGTTGGCCGCAATGTCCAGCTTGGCCACGCCCACCAGGTCGTTCTGCACCACCACGTCGCCGGCCGACACCGCCGAGCTGGGGGTGTAGTCGATCGCCTCGCCGTCATGCACGAATCTTGCCGTTGCCATTGTCGCTTGCTCCTCTCGAACAGTGGATCAGGTGAACAGTTGACCGCAGGTTCGCAGTGTCACCTGTTCAACTGCTCCACTGCTCACCTGCTCTTGAGCGGCTACGCCGCTCATGCCTCGCCCTTCATCTTTACCCCGGCCCGCCAGTCCTGCCTGGCCACGCCGAAGTCGAAGTAGCCGCGGAATTGAATCCCCAGCGTGCGGAAGTCCGCATCCGCCTGCTCCACCGTCGGGGTCTGCTTGCCGTTCAGGAAGGCCACCTCGATCACCGCCAGGTCGGCCGGGTCGGCCAGCAGGTACCACGCCTTGGCGCTGTTGCCGGAGATGGCCGAGTTGCTCAGGTAGGTGCTCATCACCACCGAGAACTTCCCCGCGTGCGGATTGTCCGTGGGGACCTTGCTCTTGGAGCTGCCGCCGCCTTCGGTGAGCTTCAGGCTGCTCATGAGCTGGCTGGCGGCGACGTTCAACGCCGGCGGCACCAGCAGCACCTTCGGCATCAGCGCCAGCGGGTTGCCGTCCGGGTCGGTCTGCTCCAGGAACAGCAACTCCGCCGCCGTCAGGGCGTCGATGCTCAGGGCCGTCTCGGCACCGTCGGCGTAGTTCTTCCGGGCGGCGGTGAAGAAGCTGGCGTTGTCCAGGAAGGCGGTCCAGAAGACCTTGTTGAGCTTCAGCGCCCCGCCCCGGCCGATCCGCCGCGGCACCGCCGTCAGGGCGTCCATGTCGTCGTTGATCAGCGACTCCCGCGTGAGGCTGAACATCCGCCCGTAGGTGCGGGCCTGGTTGGTGAAGGACTCCTCGCCAACCTCGGCGTGCTTGAGCTCGCCGTCCGGGCCGACCTCCTCGTACTCAAAGCCGCCCGTCAGCCGGTAACTGGTGACCTGCTTGAAGTCCTTCACCGACCGCATCGCCGCGATCCGCCGCCAGGCCTGCTCCACGCTCTCGAAGCCGGCCAGCAGGAACTTGTTGGCCACGTTGGAGAGGATTGCCGGCAGGCTGAAGGTGCTGAACGCCGCCTCCAGCACCGCCCGCGGGTCGTCCCGGAAGTGCCGCACGTCGCAGCCGTTGGCCCAGGCCGCCTCCAGCAGAAGCTGCTGCAGGCCGATGCCGTGGCGGAAGCGCCGCTCGGCCGCCTCAACGGCCTGCTCGCCGTAGGTGCCCACCAGCTCCTCGCCGCGGATGCCGCCGGTCATCAAGGCCGCGGCCTCCAGGACCTTGGGGCCGGCCTCGCCGCGGCCGGAAGAAGCCGCCGCCGGGGCCTTCGGCCGCGACGCCCGCAGCACCTCCAGCTCGGTGCGCGTGGCGTCCCAGCCTTCCTCGATGGCCCTGGCCTCGATCTCCGGGTGCTTGCCGCCGCAGAGCTCGCGGACTGCGGCGATCCGCCTGCTCTCGGCCGCGGCCTGCGCCCGCATGTCAGCCACAGGGTCCGCGACTCCCATGCCACCTGCATCCTGGGCCGGGACTTCTGTGTCCTTGCCCTCGGTCGTCTCGACCGTTTCGGTTTGCTTGTCGTCCATGTTTGCTTGCTCCTCATCCTTCGCGGCTACCTTGGCCGACGTGCCGACGTCGGCCGCGGAGTCGACGAAGCTGATTTCCTTGAGCACCGCCCGACGCACCACGTGCACCGGGCCGGCGAAGGTCCGCCCGTTGACCTCCACCCTCCGCCCGCGCGGGATGAACTCGGCCTTCACCACCGCCGCGCCAATCGAAGCCTGCCAGGGAAAGCCGTTGACGCCGGACTTGGCCACGTCGCGGGCCCACGACGTATCCCGGCTGATAAGGCCCTCGGCCACGAGTTGGCCGTCCTCCACGGCCACCCGCTGGGTGTGCCCCACGCCCTGGCGGCGCTCGTGGTCCAGCCGGATCGGCAACCTCTGGGTGGGAATCTCCAGGCCGGCCAGGTCCACCACCACCGGGTGGGTGAAGCCGGCGATCCGCATCAGCCCGCCGCTGTAGGCGACCATGCTGAACCGCGGCAGCTTCCGCTCGTCTTCCTCGTCAGCCGCCTCGATCGTGGCCGTCGCCACCATGCGCACGTATTCGGGATTCTTCTCTTCCGACATGCCTTTCGTTCCTTGCTGGGAGCTTTCCCATTGCCGTTCACACACGGCCCGGCGCTGGGCCGTGTCCGGGAACTCCCGCACCATCACCTCATCGCCCATGCAGCGGTCCACGAAGGCCTCGTGCGTCTCGCCCTTGCGTCTCTCAGGCAACGGCACGGCCAGTCTCCTTGCGCTCGTGCTTGCCCGCCGGAACCGCTTCCCCGTCGGTCAGCCCCAGCTCGGCCATGAGCTGCTTTTCCTTGGCCCGCTGGCGAAGTTCGTTCTCCCAGTCCAGCCCGCGGCGGGCGTACTCGTAGGCCAGCGTGGTGGTGTTGTTCCGCAGCCGCCTCTCCTGGGCCATCGCCTCCTTGGCCGGGTCCACGTGCTCCGTGCCGTCCCAGAACCACTGGTGGGCGTAGTCGGTGAGTGCTTTCAGAGAGAACAGCCCCGGCGTGCGGACCGCCTCGGCCAGCCAGGCCGACAGAATCCGGTCCATCACCACCGCGCTGAGATGGGCCTGCTCGACGCGGATCGCCTTGAAGTAGGTCTGGTGGTCCAGCCGACCCGAAGCGTAGTTGTAGCCGCTGGAGTTGCAGGCGGCGACGTTGTAGGGCATGTTCAGGCAGCGGGCGATCTCGTTGAGGATCTCCCGCTTGAACTCACCGTAACCCGTGGCCGGCTGCTCCGCGTGGAGCTGGCCCAGCTTCCAGCCGCCGGGCATGACCGTGGCCATGCGCTTCTCCAGCTCCACCACGTCCATCGGCTCCAGCGGGTCGGCCTCGCCGTTCGGCGGGGCGTCGGTGTAGATCACCGCCGCGAAGTCCGCCGCCGTCTCCGCCGCGGCCACGACCGCCAGGGTGTACCGCCGAAGCTGGGCGAACAGCGGCAGCGCCGGGGTGATGTCGGGAATGCCCCGGTGCTGGCCCGGCCTGTCGGCCCGGAACCAGTGAATGACCGACTCGGCCGGCAGCCGGTCGTAGTCCATGGCCAGGGCGGCTTTGTCACTTCCGGGGTGGTGCCTCAGGACGTGATACTCCACAGGGTTGCCGAACTCGTCGAAGACGATGCCGTCCACCCGGCTGCCGTCGGCCTTGCCGGGGATCAGGTCCGGGGTGGTCACCTGGTCGGCCTCTATCAGCCGCAGGTCCAGCTTCACCGGCGCGTCCAGCGCCTCGTTGGTGAACAGCACAGCGAAGGCCTCCCCGTCGGTGGCCCTTGCCATCCGCATGCACCGCAGCTTCTCGGCCAGGCCGACCGCCTGCGACCAGCGGGCGAACTCAGCCTCCACCCGGCGGTTGGCCTCCGGGTCGTCGGTGAGCATCTGTAGCCTTGGCCCCGTGCCGACCACGTCGTTGGCCAAGGTCAGCACGATGCCCTTGGCGTAGGAGTTGTTGGCCACCTCGTAGCGGGCGCGGCTGCGAAGGGTCCGGCGGACCTCCGCGCTGTTGGCCGCATCGGCGCTGAGCGCGTCGGCCTTGGCCCAGTGCCGGCGGTTGTCGGCGGTCGTTTCGGCTGCGTCGTACCGGCCGCGGATGCGGACGGGCATGAGCTGCACGGCACTTGCCCGCAGCCGCTTGCTGGTAGATCGGTATTTACCGAACCATCCGAACACTTCACGCTCCCGGCGGGATGAGCTTCTTCAGCCGCACGCCCAGGCCGTTCTTGACGGCCTGCTTGGAGGCCAGGTACCGGTCCGCCTCGATCTGGTCCTTCAGCCTATGCTGTCGGATGCTGCCCGAGTCGCCCCGGGCCTCTGCCGGCCCGGCGGCGTTCTCGCGGATCGTGTTGTCCAGGTCTTCCGCCATGTCCGTTGCTCTCTTGCGGGCCAAAGAAGAAGGCCGTGCGGGTGTGCGGCCCCGCACGGCCTTTATCTCTTTGGCTTCGCGCCGGTGATCAGCCGGCGCGTCGGTTGGCTAGGCTGTCTACCATACGTTACCGGGCCAACCACTGGCGCCGAAGGGATTTCCCGATCCGGCCGTGGATTTGTTCCACGTCTGTAACGTCTGGCGCTGCCCAG